ACGGCCCGTCACAGACGACGGGGTAACAAATGCCACTCGCTACTCTGAAGTTCGCACCGGGGATTGTTAAGGACGACACCAGCTACTCTGCCGAGGGTAGATGGGTGGACAGTGACAAAATCAGGTTTTGGAATGGCAAGCCTGAGAAACTCAAGGGCTGGCAAAAGCTGACGCAGACGCAGTTCGAGGGTTCCTGTCGCGGACTTATCCAGTGGCGTGATAGTGAAGACAATGCTCTGCTCGCCGTAGGAACGCATACCCACTTGTATATATACAAGGGCGGTGTTCTTTATGATGTGACACCAGAAACTGACAGCGGCAACCTTAGTAACGCTTTTGCAGTAACCAGTGGCTCGCCAACAATTACTGTAACGGACAGCGCGCACGGATTGCTGGACGGCAACAGAATAATCTTGGGCGCAGCCAGCTTCAACGGAGTTAGCTGGTCAGCGAATACAGAGTTTGTCGTAAGTGTAGTGAACACGAACACATACACATTTACCGCAGCACAGAACGCATCATCCACAGCTTCTGGCGTCGGTGGTACAGTGTCATACAGCTACCTATTAAACCCCGGACAGACCAACTCGGTCTTTGAATATGGCTGGGGTGTGGGGACGTGGAACACTGCCCGTGATAACAATGAAGGCTGGAACGTGCCGTTCTCTGCCGCTGGTATTGAGGTTGATGCCCGGACTTGGCAGTTCGACATTTTCGGCGAAGACCTGATGGCCAGTGTAAACGGTCATCCTCTCATTCAGTGGGACGCATCCAATGGCGTAGCTAACCGCGCTTTCCTAATAAACGACGCTTTGACAAGTGACAGCGCGACCCCGAACACGACAAGGGGTGTGATTGTTTCCACGCCCGACAGACATCTCGTTGCCTTGGGCGCGGATGACCCTTTGACGGTAGCGTTTGCCAGTCAGGAGACAACAGGCACTTGGACGGCGGCAGCGACAAATACTGCTGGCTCACAGAAGCTAACAGGTGGTTCAAGGATTGTGGGCGCACGAAGAACACGCGGTCAGATTCTAATTTGGACAGACACCGGTCTACACTCAATGACCTTCCGTGGACCACCGTACACCTTTGGCTTCAGGGAACTGGCCACGGGTTGCGGACTATCTGGTCCCCTGTCTGCCGTCGAAGTTGGCGGCATCGTTTATTGGATGGGTATCAACCAGTTCTTCGCGTTCGACGGTTCTGTCCGTCCGCTCATTGGACCTATTAACAACTTTGTGTTCCAAGACATCAACTATGTGCAGATTGAAAAGGTAGTCGCCGGACTCGACAAGGAACACAACGAGGTGTTCTGGTTCTACCCAACTGCCAACAGCAATGAGAACGACCGCTATTGTAAGTTTAATTACCGCGAGAACGTATGGGATGTCGGCACGATGGACCGGACGGCTTGGACCGACGCATCGACGTTCTCAAACAACATCGGAGCTGGAGCTAACAATTACCTCTATGCTCACGAATTGGGAGTTGATGCTGATGGCGAGGCTATGCACTCGTACATTGAAAGTGCTGACTTGGACATCGGCGACGGTGATGAGGTTATGTTCATCGACCGTGCGCTTCCTGACCTCACAGTCACGGGCAATGCAAAGGTGACATTTAAGTCACGCAAGGATGCTTTGTCCTCCTTTACCTCGAAGGGGCCGTTCACAGTGAACACATCTACAACTCGCATCAACCCACGGGTCAGAGGACGACAAATATCTTTACGAGTGGAGAGCGATGCTATCGGTACTAACTGGAGACTGGGTCACACTCGTGTGGACATGCAGAAAGATGGAGAGCGTTAATGGCGACACTGCCCAGACCCGGAGAAGATTTGCAGTACTGGGGCGACGTTCTTATTGACGAACTAGAGAACGAGATTGAGCGCATCAATCAAGCAGCAAACACTGGTGATGCAAATGTCAGCTTCTCAATAACGAACTTCACGGAAGACAAAACTCTCAACGCTGGCACGGCTACGACCGCAGACGTAGCCAATGTCTTAGCAACAGTTATCGAAGCACTGCGGAACAAAGGGCTGTTAGCGTAATGTGTGTTAAAGCAACTGGAATGTTAAGGGGCGGGGCCGTGATGTCCGAAGAGGAGTTCGCTGGCAATCTCGGCAGCGGCTCCACTTCGAGCGGCGGCATCAGAGATTTTGAAGTCCAGACAAACCCTGTCAGTGGCGCGGCTGGACGAGGCGGTGGTGAGTATTTGGACGACCGTGGTCCCTATGGCGGGAAGAAAGCCAAAGGCCCTGACACTCTAGACCGTAAGTTAAGGCAGGTGCAGAACGTATTCAGAGATAGTCAAGGCAAGGCCGATACACAAGCCTACATGGACTTCATGGACAACTACCGCAATGCGCCCTTCACAAAGGCGGGTAACGCTTTAGGTGAGCTTCTTACCAAAGGACCGTCAATGTCCTTGGCCCGGTCTATATTCGGTGGCAGTGCAACTCCCAGTGCTATAGACCGAAGCAATGCTCTGATGCAGTCAATCTTTAATTATGCTGGCAGCAACCCCGGTATGGTGAAGCTGAAGGATGAGGGCCTCGGCATGACTATTGATACGGGAACCGGCACATTAAATCTGCGCGACAGTGGTCGGGTGACATATTCTGGCAGAGCAAACCCTAATTACACCGGTCCGTTTCAAGACCTTGTTAACCCTAAGTCGCAGTCAAGCGAGGATGGAAATGACACATCAAACATGTCACAACCGTTTGACCCTTGTCCTGATGGCTTTAAGTATAATGCCGAGACACAGCAGTGCGAGCCGGTGGATGACACAGAAGACACACCAACGGTTGGTAGCAAGTTTGTACGAAACCCTGTTGGACTGTCCACCGCATTTCCAGACCTTACAAGGTATGGGCGCGAAGGCGGCGAGTACCAATTCTTCACGGAAATGCCGGGTGTGAATATGAAAGAAGGTGGTATTGCCCGTGGACCGCAGGGTGAGGTAACGGGACCGGGTGGACCAAAAGATGATTTGGTTGGCCCGTTTATGCTGTCGTCTCAAGAATACGTTTTGCCATACGAAATGGTTTTGCAAGAAGGCGGTGGAAGCTATGACCGTGGCATCAAGTCTTTGGAAAAAGAGCGGATGGCCGCATTAAAAAAGTATAAGGACCGCGTTGCTTCTTCGTAGTGCAAACACACATGACATTCCTCGTATAGCCTTTCTGCTCATGCGGATGCATGAGGAGTCTGGCATGGGTTCGCTCAATATGCCCAAGGTAGAAAGGTATATAGGCACGACACTAGCTCGTGGTGTTATTCTCATGGTTGAGGATGATGACTTTCCTGTGGCCACTATGGGATTGAGAGTTCAAGACTTTTGGTGGTCGGATGATACGGCGCTGGTGGATGCATTTACTTTCGTCGCACCTGAGGCACGCAAGAGCGGCGCGTTTCGCATGATGTTTCGCAAGGCCAAGGAGATGGCCACCAATGCACACATGCCTTTGCTTCTGGCAAATTTCGGTCATGTGGATGAAGAAAGAAAATCAAAGTTGTTTCGTCGGCTTGGCAAACCAATGGGAACAACAATCATTACGGGAGACACAAGTCACTTTTTGTGGAAGTAAACGATGGGCTTTTTCTGTACACAATCCTCGGGTGAGACAAGCAAGGTAATCAACGAATTACCCGACTATCTCAAAGAACCTGTAATCGCAAATCTTAAAAAGGCTGGTGAAGTAACAAGCCAACCTTATCAGACGTATGAAGGTCAGCGGATTGCTGACCTTACGCAAGACACCAAGGATGCATTTGAAGACATCCGTGGTATGCAGGGATACGGTGATGCAGACCTCAGTGCTGCAATGAGTGGTCTCCGTGGATTGTCAACTTATGACCCAAGTCAGGTAACAAGTCGGCAGTTCGACAGCCAAGCGGCTGAAGACTACATGAACCCTTACACGGAAAGCGTTCTAAATCGTGCTAGGCGCAGAATTTTCGAGGCAGACGACATAGCCCGTCAAGGTCGTGATGCTAGCGCCATTCGCTCTGACGCGTTTGGAGGTGACCGCGCTGCAATTATTGAAGCGGAGGCCCAGAAAAATCTACAAGACAGATTAGCCGACACTGAAGCAAAAGCTCTCGAAAGGGCTTTCACCCAAGGTGCTAATATATTTGCACAAGATGCCAATCGCGCACTGACCGCTGACCGTTCTAATCAAATGGCAGGGTTGCAGGCCAATCAACAAAATGTAGGGGCAACAATCAAGGGAGCGCAAGGTATCGGTGCGCTAGCCAACCTTGGTCAGCAAATGGGCTTCCAACAAAATCAGGCTTTGCAGGGTATTGGCGCTGCGCAGCAAGGCATCAATCAACAGGGACTCGACCTAGCTTATTCAGACTTCCTTGCACAGAGGCAATACCCGATGCAGCAGGTCGCATTTATGTCTGACATCTTGCAGGGTACACCGTCCGGGTCCATGCAGACACAGATTGGTCCTCCGGGTCCATCACCGTT